CCACTTTAATGTCGGATGGGACGAAACTAAAAGGGAAATTTACGCCAGAACAAACCACGCAATTATATGAGGATCACTTTAAGAATGGCACGGCGTACCCAGTAAACTCCCGCAAGCATAAGCAACGCAAGGTTGTCCAGCGGATCATGACCGCATCAGGCGTTCTAGAGACAACGGAATGGCCAGGTAAATACATCCCGGTAGTGCGTATTCTCGGCGAGGAAATCGTCATAAGCGGGGAAACGCGGCGCAAGGGAATGGTGCGGGATATGTCTGACACGCAACGGTCTTACAACTATATGAGATCTGCGTCCGCCGAGCGTGCCTTGCTAGCACCTAAGGCGCCTATTATTGGGGCAAGGGGCGCCTTCGCGGATCCTAAATGGCGTGATTCCAATAAAAAGAATTTCCCGTATTTAGAATATGAGCCAATTCCAGGTGAACCACCACCTAGCCGACAACCGCCGGTAGACATATCCCCGGGGCTAGTGAATGAAATTCAAATGTGCGCAGAGGAACTTAAGGCGATCACGGGCATTTATGACCCTGCCTTAGGTAATCGAGCAAATGAGGTTAGCGGTATCGCAATCAGAGAACGCAAGGAAGAATCCGACGTTTCAAATTTTCACTACACTGATAACCTAGCAAGAGGCCAACGATTTAACGGCATTATTCTGATTGATCTTATTCAAAAAGTTTACACTGGCGATCGTATTGTAAGCATACTACATGGTGATGGTAGGGAAGAAAGAGTACAGCTTAATCAGCCTTTTATGGACGACAAGGGAAAGCAGCAAAATTACGATCTAACAGTGGGTCGCTATGATGCGGTTGTCGACGTTGGACCTAGCTATGCGACGCAAGAGAAGGAATCGGCTGAAGGAATGCTTGAATTCGGTAAGATTTACCCAGAATCGATGCCGCTAATGGGCGATCTAGTGGTTAAGTCTATGCGCTGGCCAAACTCTGAGGAACTGAGCAAGCGGCTACAGTTAGCGCTACCACCTGAAATCCTCAAAGGCGAATCACCCCAGATCGCTCAAATTTTGCAGCAATCTGAACAAGAGAAATCGCAGTTACAGCAAGTAATCCAACAGCTACAGCAATACGCGCAACAACTACAGCAAGCGCTCACTGACAAACAGGGTGAGACCGCACTGAAGCAACGCGAGATTGAGCGCAAGGAAGAGGAAACCAAGAACAAGCATATCGAAGGCATGACCAAACTAGAAATCGATTCAAATAAAGACCTTGGACAATTTGGGGCGTACATGTGATGAATGAAGCGGAAATTGAAAGCGAATTGCAAAGAAAAGGATCTACTTCTAGGCGAATTACGCCCGATGATTTAGACGCGTTGATTGGTGATGTGGCTTACCATACGTTTCCTGGTACAACGACAACGGTATGTTGCTTGACTCTAACCAATGGGTTCACAGTCGTTGGTGATAGCGCATGTGTTGATAAGGCAAACTTTGACCCAGAACTAGGACGTAAAATTGCTCGAAACGAAGCAAGAGATAAAATATGGATATTGGAGGGATACAGACTTAATTGTTCTAACTAGAGATATCTATGGCAGACGAAAATAGTGAAGCTCCCGAGACTGGCGAACCAGTCACACCCGAGACTAGCGAACTAGTCAAAGATGAAACTGCCGAAAATAATGAAGTGTCCGATGGGTCGGCAGCACCGGACAATGAGGAAACTCAAAAGCCCGTAAAGGGCAAAGGTAGATTTTCCGAAAGGTTTAAAGAAGTAACAGATGCAAGGAATCAAGCTGAGCATCAGGCAAGGGTTGAGAGAGCCCGTGCTGACGAATTAGAACGTCAGCTACAGACGCAAAGAGGTGCGAAAGAGTTTCCAAAGCTTGCTAACTATAATTTTGACGAAAACAAATATCAGCAAGCTATAAGGGAATACTATGAAGCTGAAACTCAAAGCCAAAAGGCGCTTGACGAACAAACGCAACTAGTGGCTAATGTCCGAGCTAAAGCGGAAAAGGCAAAAGAAAAGTATGGCGATTTCGATCAAGTGATAATGGGTTCTCAGTTGAGTAATTTGCAGACGCTTAACCAAGCGGCTTATGAAGCATTGTTAAGATCCCCAAATATGGCAGATATTTCGTACCAATTAGCGAAAAATCCGGCGCAGATTTATGAATTTGGGAGTATGACGCCTTTGGATGCGGTCAAAACAATTGGCCGACTTGAGGATGGTTTCAATAAACCAGCCGCAGCTAGTGTGGCCCATATAGGGGAACCTCCCACGATACTAGGGGGTAATAGTTCGGTAGAAAAAGACCCGCACAAAATGACGACTGAGGAATGGATGGTGTGGCGGAACAAACAAGTGCGTGGCAAAGCGGGATAGGTGACCTATTTACGATTGAAGGCGTAACCGGAAAGTTTAAGGTTACGCAATGCACTCCAAATGAAGCAAAGGTTTTTATATTCGATAGCGGTAAACCGTTAAACAAAATAATTGACGTAAGTTCTAACTATCGGCACCCGTCCCTAACGGGATGTAAGTTTTAACAGCCACTAGGCGTAGCCCGATCCGTCAATTAGGTGAATTTGAGCCCCCTGCGTATGCGGGGATCTTAGCCCTAATTAGAGGATATGCCATCGTGGCTAATATTAATGAAGTTGCCGATCAAATCACACACGAAGCGTTAAGGATTCTTCACCAAAAGTTAAATTTTTGCTCGAATATCGTCACTGGGTACGATGATAGCTATGGCGTCGAGGGCGCCAAGATTGGATCTGATCTGAGAATCAGGTTACCACATCAATACAACACTGGAACCGGTCCTACCATTGATACCGGAACCGCAGCCGATTCGGTTGGCACCCATACCACGCTGCAAGTCACTTCGCAGCGGCATGTGCCTTTAAGGTTCACTTCCGTTGAAGACACCCTAGATATCGATGATTACTCTAGGCGTCATATTCAACCCGCTATGTCCAAGCTTGCGGCAAAGGTGGAGTTTGATGTCCTTGGGCAAGCCCTAAAATACTGCAATGAATCCGTGCTAGCGGCCACTCCCGCGACGGTAATATTCAGGGATGCAATGGAATGCCGGCGCAAATTGGTGGATAACTTAGCGCCGGAAGATGAGCGCACTGCCTTGATGGATACCAAGGGCAATCTCGATCTAATCGATGCGAACAAGAATCTGTTTCATGACTCTTCTAACATCGAGATGCAATACAAAAAGGGTTACATGGGGGAATTTGGCAGTTTCAATTTCTTCGAAAACACCCTTATCCCTAAGCATTCGAATGGTACCGAAGCGGGTACCGCTTACCTAACGAATGATGTAACGGCGCAAGAAAAAACCCTTTCTGTTTCAGATACCAATCCCAATGAAGGCACGCTTATTGTCGATACCGGGACGCTGGCGATTACGGCGGGCTCAGTTTTCACGATCGCCGATGTTTTTGACGTACACCACGAAACTAAGGCCACGACTGGCGTGCTAAAACAGTTTGTCGCTAGATCGGCATTGACGGGTGCAGGGACGCTCTCAATCTCCCCTGCCATCATTGCATCGGGGCCGTACCAAAACGTGACAGCGGCCGCCGCTAACAACAAGGCGCTTACGTTTTTGGGTGCTGCGTCGACTACCTACAATCAGTCGATCCTTTTCCAGAAAGGTTTCGCGGCTTTTGCTACTGCCGACCTGGTATTGCCCCGGGGTACCGATATGGCGTCGCGAAAGGTCTTTGACGGTTTGAGTCTGCGGTTAGTGCGTGATTTCGACGTGAAAACCGATAAGCTGATCACTCGCATAGACATCTTGTATGGCTTTAAGGTGCTTCGTCCCGAGCTATGCGCAAGACTGTGGCATACTGGATAATCGAGCGTAGTGACTTGATCTAGACCATTTAGGGGGCCGATATGGCCCCCTTTTCACTTAGGAGATAGCAATGCCTTGCAAAACTGGTTACGGGAAAGGCAAGTCTGACACCATGAAAAAGAAAATGAGCTACAAAAAGCGGGCGACACCAAAGACTTACAGGAAATCTACGGGGCGAAAACGATAATGAATGTAAAAACACTATATAACACTGATTTTTCAGGCACAGAAAAAAACGTCCCTGATGTCGTCAAATATGGTGATTGCGACTCTTTTCAGCTTCTATTTAAAGCATCAAGTGAAAATGAGGGTTGGATGAAAAGCACAAAGGCGTTCGATGTGGGTACAGGCTGCCTTGTTCAAGTAACTACGCAACAAAGAAATCCAGACGGTAGTTATTCTCTTGCAGAAGCATTGGCGTTTGTACCAGGCGTTAAAATAGATGGGACTGAGGCAGATCGAAGATTGATCTCAAAATGACCGACTACCGCCAAATAAATTGGCTTGCGAGCTATCCGAAAAGCGGATCGACTTGGATTCGCTGTTTGCTTGACGCGTATTTTCTGGGTGCGTTAGATATTAATGAACTGTTATCTGCAACAACTGACAACCTTTCGACTAGGTTTGATCTTGGCGATGGTGTTGACCCAGTTGACTATCCGCTAGACATACAACACCTTATTAGATCTACTGCTTTGCTTCGTCTTGTCGTTTCTTACAATCTAGGCAAGGTGTCCGATATGCCTTTGGTTGTTAAAAGCCATAACGCCAACGTTATAGCTAACGGGATTGAACTGATACCGTACGCTTTGACAAAAACAATAACTTTGATTGTGCGAGATCCTAGGGACGTGTTGCCGAGCTTTGCTAGGCATATGGGGAAAGGTATCAAGGAATCAATTAAATTTATGAAAAACAATAAATTCAGGCTAAAGTCCAAAGGGACACGTATGTCTGATTTTGTTTCGTCATGGGATGAGCATACTGCCTCATATGTGGAACGGTCGCACCATGATCCGCTTGTTATTAGATATGAGGATATGGTTGAAGATACCAAATACTGGTTTCAGCAGTATCTAGAACATATCGAGGTGAACGTTGACCATACCCGACTAGCAAAAGCGGTTGATATGGCAAACATTAAGATTGTTAAGGCTCAGGAAATAAACTCAGGTTTTAAAGAAAAAAGCCACCACTCACCAGATGAGCTATTTTTTGGCGGGACTAATCCGGTAGCTACGCGAGATGATTTAGCAGCGGTCAAAGCGGTATTTAGACACACAATGATGCGCTTAGGGTACCTAGGTGTTAAGAGGGCCGCATAATGGCAACAACTTATAGTGAGCTCATAACCGAAGTACAGGATGAGCTTGCAGACAATACCGAACTAACGGACGAAGTTGTTAAGCGTCTGATAGGTCGGGGTGAGGCAAAGCTCAATAGACGCTGCCGATTGCGTGCTATGGAAAAGCTTAAGAGTCGTCCTTACACAATTGACGACACTACGGCAAGAATAAATCACCCTATCGATATGGTTGAAATGCTGTATGTGCAGATAAAGCGCCAAGAGGAATCTGACTCAGATTATTACAATTTGCAGTATGTCACGCCGCATCGTATGCCGGAATATGCCGACCTATCGTTAGGATACTACACCTTGCGGGATAGGCTGGAATTGAATGCGACTGTAGTAAATCCTCACACTGTAAGGATGCACTATATTGGTAGGTTCGATATTGCGACCAATCTAACAAATTGGTTGCTAACGAACGCGCCCGACCTTTATTTGTATGCGGCATGCGCAGAAGCTACGTTGTATTTCAAGGATAAAGAGGCTGCCACATACTACGCAATACAGCTAAGAGAAGGAATCAGAGACCTTAACAGTCTGGACGAAAGAGGTAGGGATGATGGTGTGGCCGATATTAGGGATTACGCCTATATGACAGGCGGGTCATACGCTTATCGATATCGTGGTTATGGCGGCAGTTACAACATTGCTAAAGGCTAATGGCTTCTCCGATATTAGATGAGTTTGCGTCACCGACTGGAAATATAGACGGCCGGACGCCTAGCCCTACCGATAACGGGAATAACTGGGTCTCTGAGACTGGCGTTGATATTACCGCGTCCGGCGATGTTTCATTCTCTGGACCCAATCAAAGTGCGCTAGTCGAGTTTTCTGACGCAGATCAATTTGTTGAATGCACATGGAATTGCAACGGCGAAGACAATGAACTCGATTTATTTGCACGCTGTTCTGCAAGCGCAGAAGATCCAAAGGATGGGTATCACCTTCAAATGCGCCAATCCATTGGCGACCTTAGGATTAGGGAAAAAAGTACGTTTGTATCAAGCACACTTGGCTCGGCTTATTCTGTGCCCGGCGGTATCAATAGCAGCCAAACGTACAAAGTAGGGCTTAAGGTTCAAGGCACCACGTTAACGGCGTACCTTGACGATGTGCAGATAATACAAGTAACAGATAGCACTCACACGTCGCGAACTAAGGCAGGCTTTAAGCACAACGACCATGTTAATCCAGGTGGGTCACTAGATAATTTTTCAGCTCGCACACCTAACCTTGCGGTCGGTACGGTTCCAACCATAGATATCGCTAGCGTTGCGGCGACTATCGTAAACGACGCGCCGCAACAAACGATTGTGGGAAGTGTAGCGCCTGTTTTAGCGCAGTCCTTTGATGCAAGCATATTCCCTGGCCAGGATCAAATCGTATCGAGTTCGGTAGGCGTGGCGGTTGTAAGCGGGATTCGCGCCTTTGTGGTAACGGGTCATGCGCCCATAACGGACGAATTCGCAACGCCTACGGGTGAGATAAACGGTAGGACTCCGGTACCCGATAGCAACGGCAACACATGGGTAGCTGAAACTGGCGTAACTATATCGTCAAGCGGGAAAGTAGAATTTTCAGGTGCCAACAAAAGCGCGTTAATCGAATTTAATGACCCAGATCAATTTGCGCAGTGCACCTGGAATTGCAACGGTGGGGATAATGAACTCGATTTATTCGTTAGGTCTAGCGCTAGCGCAGAAGATCCTAAGGACGGGTATCACCTAAGGCTTGTACAAAGCGATGGCAACCTAAGGATACGCGAGAAATCGGACTTTATTTCTAAAACTATCGGATCCATCTATTCCGTACCTGGTGGAATCAATAGCACTACCACTTACAAGCTAGGCTTAAAGGTTCAGGGTACCACGCTTACAGCCTATCTCGATGATGTGCAAATAATACAGGTAACCGATACCACTCACGTAAATCGAAGTAAAACAGGTTTCAAGCATAACGATCACGTTGGTTCTGGCGGTATCTTAGACGATTTTAGCGTTAGGACGCCTAACCTAGTCGTTGCGGCACCTAAGTCTATTGGCGTCTCTGCAATAAACGCCGAGATAGAGACGAAAACCCCGGTTGTTATAAAGGGAACGGTAGCAACAATAGCGGTCGCCAGCATCAATGCGGTTATTCCGGGCGATCAAGAAATAACCGGGACAGTTGGAAGTGTTACGGCTGAAAGAGTCAACGCGACGATAACAGTTGTAACAGCGTTTCAGGGTGTAATCGGAACCGTTGGGACAGTCAAAGTATTCCCCGATGCTGGGGTGGTTATCAATGTAACGGGCGCGCGCAACATACACGCAAAGGTAGGTGTGGTCTCAATCTCCAAATACAACGGAAAACTAAGCGGGATCAAATCAACGAAATGGGTCCAAGAACCTTATAACGAAAATCCATGGGAGATAGTTAGTTAATGATAAGGTTACTATTTTTATTGTTAATCCCCGTTTTTGTGTTTGCGGCTGGCGTTCCACAATTTGCGGGTCAAGATGTATTTAATAGCTACTATGCAAAATATGAGGCTGAAATCAATTGGTCTGACCCTACGCCAGGTCATGGTGTTGATTGCGCCACCGATTCATCTCAAGTTAATAGCCAAGCGTCGGATGAGTATTTTGTAACTATTAACGGTGGTATTGAGTGGGACGCTATCCACAATACATCGCACTCTTATAAAAAAATATTCGTGTGCCCTGGTAATTATTCAAGGTCCGAGAAATATGGCGGACCCGATGGGGATGATTTGTACTTAACGCAAGGCGGGACGGATCTGCTAACGGACAATAAGCCAGATTCGTCATGGCTGTATATAACATGGTGGAATGGTGGATCGTTCATACATCCCTATTCTCACTCCGCAGCGCAGAGGGCAATTGTCCCGCGTTTAGAATTCAGATCGACTATTAGCGCTATCGCTATTCGTGGGCTTACCCATACAGGCAGCGTGGCCAATACCGGCGCAGTGGATCTCACGCCTGCAACGATGGCGCAAAATATCATTTTCGATAAGGTATACGTTAATCCCGGTATCAACGGGGATGAAACTATCGGTAGTGGAGGTGGTGGTGGTGGTCTCACCTACCCGCCGAATATTCCAGAGTGTCCAAATCCAGGGCTAGTATTTCGGTCTTCATTTGAAGCACCTGTTTATCTAACGTCTGAGTTTGGCGGTGTTGATTCGCACGCTTTGCATGGTGGCGATCAGGGTTACGATTTTGACGACCTAGATCACCATTTCAACTATGTGCATCAGCAAGCGCTCGAAGACAACATAATCGAGACCGAAATAGACAGTTCTACGGCGCGTACGGGTAGTAGAAGCCTAAAGCAAACAGCGAACGATATTACAGGCGGCAGCCAAAACAGATTCCAATGGTACGGGCACGATGATGATAGTCGCGGACCCTTTGGTAAGGCTACATTTTCCAGACGTTGGATAAAGTGGGGTAAATCAGTTCCCGAGCTGTTAGGCGATAGCGACAATTTTTGGATCATGGGCGTACGTCGCACGTCTGACTATTCGGTATCAATGGGTATTCACCATAACGGCAGCATTCACCGTTGGCGGTTTGCGGGCTTGAGTTATGAGTCTGGCACTAAATGGTCGGAATGGACTAACCCGAGTAATAACGGGTGGTTGGTTTATAACGAAACGTTGCCGTTTCCTAAGAAAAATGAATGGTTTTTATTAGAGTTTTTCTTCCTGCGTGACAATGACCCAGATAAGGGGCGAGCGATCATATGGATCGATGGGGAAGTCCTATTTGATATCCATAACGTGACAAAAGAATCATCAAATTCTGCGCATCGGTGGTTTGCAAAAGTGAGCGACATCGATGGGTCTGGCGGTGCTAACTGGCCGTTTTGGCAGCATGTGGACGACATGGAACTATGGTCATGTACGCAAGGCGATACTTCCCCCCCTGGTATAGGTGGTGGCGGTACGCCAATAACGGGAACGATCACGGGCGACGGTATTTTGATGGCGTCAACGAATTCAGATATCACGATACAAAACTCGGTTATTACGGGATGCGGTTATGAAGCGAACCAAGATGACAACGGTATAGAGTATGGTGGCGCTGACAACGTGCGCATAGTCAATAACGAGATTTTTGATTGCACCACCAATATTGCGGGTGGGTGTAATAACTGTGAAAGCAGGGGCGTGTTTATCGAGAACAATGATTCTTACCATACGTCAGCATCGTGGGCAAGCTTAGATGGTGCGCCTGGATCCGATGAATCGCCTGATTTTCCCGACGCAAGCGGAGATTACAGTTGCAGAGAAAACTTGATCGCTCCACATGGTGCTTCTAACACTTCAGAGCTTGATTCGGATAGGCAAGAAATCATCAAAAACCGAATGTGGGGCGCAAAGCCAGGGTTTTCGGGTAGTGGGTGTACGTGCGGGGGAGATGGCCAGTATAGCAATTCGGCGATATTTGGTTTTGCAAGAGATTTTAAGCGAATCCTTATCAAGGACAATATTTTCCACGATCTAGGCGTGTCGGCCGTTAAGTGGACTGGAATAGATACCGGACTTGCTGACAAATTCAGCATGATCGGGAACATATTCGCCGACATTAATAACAATGATGCAAGAGACTCAGGTTCGGGCGGGACGTGCGGCAGCATATCGACGCCTATTGATGTAGCGGCCGTACACTTTCTAGGTAGCACGAACCTGGAAACGTACATGAATACGATGATTAGGGTGAAGGCGGGTTCTAGCTCAGGGTCGGGCACGTTTTACGATACGGCGGGTAGAACTAACCCTATTGAATTTCGCTGCAATATGGCGATTGATAGCGACGACAAAGAGGGTTCGGACCCTACCCCAGGCCATGTTAATTGGAATGCGTATATAGGGACAACGCCATGGACAGTGACAAACGAAACAGCGGATAGTTATAACGCTAGCGCAATCACTTGGGCGAGTAGCGCACCTATTTCCCTAGGCACATGGGTGGCGCCTACCACAACCACCTGTACCGTAGGCAATGAGCCCGGATGCTTTCTATTTGTGGCGGAGTCAGCCGGTACAGCGGACGCTACAGAACCGTCATGGTGCAACACTCTCGGGTGCGCAGTGACAGACAACGGTGTTATTTATCGCGCAGCACTTGCGCCCTATGCCTTCGAGCGCAAGCGGTGGACAGGACCGGAAACGAAAATCTTAAAGGCTGTTACCCCCTGGGGTGGGAAAACCGACTGGACAGTGTGCTCAGGGAAAATATTGGGACTAACTAGCGGTTTTGGCGTAGATGATTCTACATTTGAGTTCCCCTAATGCCTATTTTTGACGACATCGGCAGAACAACGGGTATCCCCGGCGCAATCGATGCTGGGGATCAAGGTGAAATAATTGTTTCGCAGCCGTCATATGCCGTTCCGGTTGCAGATTCGTTTTCAGCCGGAACTTATTTTTTACACGGAACTGAACCACTAGATGTAAGTAATGGAAGTACATGGGTAGCGTCCAGTACTTTGCGGATATTCAACAATGAGCTGGATTTTTTAAATCTTAATGAGGCGGCGCGGATCTTGTTCGGATCTGTGGACCAATTCGTTAGGATGAAATACAACGCTGGCGGGTTCGACAATAGGTTAGCTGTTCTTGCTAGAGCCATTTATTCAGGCAGTACTATCGTTAGCGCGTACGGCATTGATTTTAGGCAAGGCGATGGTGAGATACGAATAAGTCGCTATACGAATGACGTGGCTACGTCGCTCGGATCTTACATGGTGTCGCTCGGATCTTCGACTGACTATAAGTTAGGTATACGCGTACAAGGGTCAACGATTACAGGCTATCTTGACGACGAAAAGGTAATACAAGTTACAGATACGGTGTACACGCTTGGCGTACACGCTGGTTTTAAGCTAATCGGAATAAATAGCGGTACTTCTAGCGGTGATGATTTCCAGCTAGACCATGCTCAGGAAATAAGGTCTTCCATTGCAAGCATAGATGTCGCCTCATTCGACGCAGTTCTTGCTAGTCAGGAGGTTAACGCGTCTGTAGGCGTAATTGCAGTTGCAAGCATTAACGCGACAGTAACAGCAAGCGATTCGCTGTCATCGAGCGTTGGGGTTGTCTCGGTATCCAAAGTAAACGCCTCAATCGAGATTGTTATATACGATACTAATATCGTCGCAACAATAGGTAGGGCTAACGTCGTTAGTTTTGACGCTGTAGTAATTAACGAATATGTGGATTTATGGGTTTCCCCGGAGTCTACAAGTGATGAATGGGTAAGTGTTGATATAGTGAACTTTTGAGGATAAATAAATGGCAACTGGCGACGTTACACTATTTGAAGAGCATTCGCTAGATCTTGGCGATGGTGACCACACATTTGGAACTGATACGCTTAAATTCGGGATTATAGACAATACGTCTGCGCCTACCGCTGCAACAGCTACTCCCGCATGGGGTGATTTTTCGGCTAATGAGGTAAGTGCGGCGGGTGGTTATATAGCGAACGGTTTAACGCTTGTAACCGCATGGGCGGAGGTTGGCGGTGTTGCCACGTTACAGGCGACATCTTTCACTATTTCTCAGAATGCATCGGGGTTTACTAATGGATTTTGGGGGATCATTTACAACGACACGTCGGTAGGCGATCTCGCGATTGGGTTTATGGAATTGGGAGGTGTCGACGAAACTAGCGGCGATATCATCGTAAAATTCAATAACGCGAATTCTGGCGTTCTTGGTAATGTGATGACCATAACGGTAAATTGATATGCCTATTGAAGATACAGCCGCTTTTGTTGGCAACTGGTCGTCAAGTGCTGCGAGTAACAAGCCTACTGATAACCCAGGCAAGCGAATCGATGGTGCAGGCGAAATAAGGCAGCTTAAGAAGGTAATAAAGGACTCATTCCCTAATGTGTCGGGTGCCGTAACAAGGACGCAGCAACAACTAAATGCCATCGATATAACAACTAGCTTGAGTGATGCGCTTGCGGCAAAAGCAACTATTTCCTATGTTGATACGCAAATAGCTTCTGTTAGTGGCGCAGCGGTCACACAAGCCTATGTCGACTCTGCAGACCAAACTAATGCTACAGGGATAGCTACTAATGCCGCCAATATACTTTCAAATGATAACGAAATAGCATTTTTGAATGATGTTGTTGGTCCATCTAACGCTTCGTTTGATTCTACAGGTGGCGGCGGTCTTGCGTTCACAACTAGCTTCCAGACGCTTGAGACGACAGAAATCACATTAGCGAAGTCCACAACCAGCGTTATAGCGTTGGGGAATCTTTACATCGCTAATGGGTCCGTTGAGACTCCGTTGCTTGAATGGAGGATTGTGCAAGATCCATTCGGGTCGCCTTCGGTTATTTCGTTTACAAACTCACAACCATTGCCAGCTTCAAGTGTATTGTCACTCCCGACTGTGTTGGGTTTTGTCTCGGGGTCGTTTGGTGTCAATGAGGTATTTGGATTGCAGGGTAGAATTACGGCTGTACCGGGCGCTGGCACTATCTCGTTTACATCGGGCGCCATTGCGGTAATAGAAGTAACCGTTCCATGAAACTAGAGCTAAATAAGTTAGGGTCCATTGGCTTAATCACGGACGTTAACCCTCACGATTTGCCATCTAGCGCTATCACCGATGGCAAGAATGTGTCGTTTATTAATGGCTACATTACGCCAGCAAAGGGATATGAGTCCTATGTGGACTTAGCTCCAATTACGGGAACTGCGCAGTATTTAATACCGCTGCAAACCGATACCGATTACTTTTGGATATTCCCCGCTGATATAGATGGGGATGGGACTGCCGAGAAAATATACAAGTATGATGGCGGTACAACGGACAATATAACTCGGGTGTCTGGCGGTGATTACACTAGCGACAATCAATGGAATGGTTGCATTCTTCACGGTGTCGTCATTTTGAATAACGGCGAAGATGCGCCTCAAAAGCTTTTCGAGTCAGACGCCAATTGTACTAATCTTATTTATGACGGTGTAACGGATTGGGAAACGCAGGATTACAAGGCGAAAGTTATACGGTCGCATCGTAACTTTTTGTTTGCGTTGAACGTCACCGATGCGGGTGCCAGATATCGAACAATGGTGCATTGGAGCTCGCCCGCTGTACCAGGATCGGCCCCATCGAGTTGGGACTATACCGACCAAACAGAATTAAGTAACCGCAGAGTATTGAGCCAGACCAATGGAGAAGTAATAGACGGGCTTACCCTTAGAGATGATTTCTTTGTATACAAAGAGGATTCCGCTTACGTCTTTACTTTCACGGAAGATCCGACATTTGTTTTTTCGTCAAGATCATTATTTCTTGATCGCGGTATTTATGCGCAAGATTGTGTTGTTGATATCGGGGGCGAGCATTTTGTGGTTGGCGATGGTCGTGTATACATTCACGATGGGACCACGCCACGAGATGTTTTATACGGCCGCAATGCAAAGGCGTTATTCGGTTCCATAGATCAAGATAACTATGAGAGAACTTTTTGCATTCATAACAGAAGCGCTTATGAGGTATGGGTGTGCTATCCCGAAGCTGGCGTTTCTGTTCCTAACAAAGCGCTTGTATATAACTACCTTGAAAACACATGGTCACCACCACGTGATATACCGTCGATCTATTACGCTGCCTTAGGCGTCAAGGTTGCTAGTTCGGTTAGCGACTATTGGGATTATGAAAGCGTAATGACTTGGGACGCGGAGGACGAGCTAGTTTGGAACGAACAGCAATTCTCGCCAATAGGTGATGCACTCGTAGGTGCAGGTGCACATTTATGGCACATGGATACAGGTTTGCTATATAACGGCAGCACGCCAGACGTATCGGTTGAACGCAGTGGGTTGATTATTGAAAGCCCCGGCGCTTGGTACATGATAACTGAGGGATATCCAAAATTGGCGGGCGCTTCTGAGGTTCAACTGAGAATCGGCGGGCAAAAAGCTATAGGTGGCCCTGTTACATGGAGCAATAGCAGGACTGTCGGCGGTGGCTCTAACAGGAAAGTGAACTTTCGCGTGAATGCACCTATTCACGCGTGGCAATTATCGGGCGCGGGGGATTGGCGCCTTTACGGGATGGACGTAATCGCGAAGCTAACAGGTGGCGGCAGATGACCTTTCGCCCCGATGTTTCGCCAGTCTTCAAGAATTCAGAATTGCGGAACCTAGCAGCATGGGCTTCGCGGCAACTGTATCGATTATCTAATGAGCAACAAATTTCTAACTTTGTGATTCTCGCAAAGCAATATAAGGCGCCGGATAAACCTCAGGATGGGCAAATTGCCTATGCGGATGGTACAGAGTGGAATCCAGGGTCAGGACGTGGCGCCTATCGCTACGATGCAACTGGGTCGACGTGGCAATTGTTGGGGTAAATTATGGGAAATTTTTTTGGTGATATTGGTGGATTTCTCGAAGACACCGTTAGCAATGCGGGTGATTTCTTTGTAAGCCCATTGCTGGCGCAGGCCAATATGGTGGGAAATGCTACGGGTCTTACATCGGGTGGGCTTTTCGGGTCGGGTGGCCCCGATTCCATAACCAATGTAAGCCAGCAAGTGCCATGGGCACCATTACAGCCTCATTTGCAAAGCATGTATACCCAGGCGAGCACCTTGCCTGTACAGCGGCCCTACCCCGGCGCGACGGTCGCCCCAACCAACGTCAATCAAACATTGGGGCGTCAAGGATTGCTTCGCACTGCGGAGTTTGGGTTGCCGAATATCGCGCGTAAGGGAATGGAGCAATTCAATCAGCTCCAAAGTTATGGGAGCGGACGCGGTTGGAGCAATGACCTACTTCCACGCGAGAATTTGCCGGGGCAAGTGGCGGGCTTTAATTTGGCACCCGCTGCCAATGTTGACCGGTACCAATCGCCTAGTATGCCGGGCCGCTTTGAGATTCCCGACGCGCCCAGTGCATCGCCGACGCAGTTGGCTGCAATGCTACCGCCAGCGCAGCTCGCAGGCATGCTGCAACCCGCTAATTTGCCAGGTCAGTTCGATCAAGCCATTGGCGATGTGACCCAGGATCCAGGCGTTCAGGCGCAGATAGCGGCGAACCGGGATCAAGTCACCCAGGCCATGCTAGAGGATTGGCTGCCACGCACCAATATGAATGCGGTCGCTTTTGGCGGCATGGGTGGCAGCGGTCAAGGCAAGGCGCAGCAATTGGCGCTAGGACGCGGCGCAAGGGAGCTAGGACTGGCGAACGCGGCTACCTATGGCCAGGCCCGGGGGCAAAATGTTACGGCCAGGGGACAGGACGTAACGGCGCGTGGCCAGGATATTACCGGGCTTCTAACCGGACGTGGCCAGGATGTGCAGCAAATCGGACAAAACCTTGCCGCTTATCTTCAGGGGCGTGGCCAGGATGTTACCCAGATCGGCCAGAATCTCGACGCGTATTTAACTGGACGCGGCCAGGATCTCACGACTGCACTGGGTGCAAGAGGGCAAACTCTAGAGTCGCTACTCGGCCAGCGTCAGCAAGATTTGACCGGTCGCGGCCAGGATATTACATCGGGCGTAAATCAGCGTGCTCAGGATCTAAACCGCATTTTGACGTCCAGAGGGCAAAACCTGGAATCCTTGCTAGGCCAAAGGACGCAAGACATCAATCAACGCAATGCCGACATTAACGCGCTCATTAACCAGCGCAATCAGGATTACGTGGGGCGTGGCCAGAATCTAACGGCTAGGGGCCAAAACATTACCGCGGCAACGGGCGCAATGAATTTCCTTCCAACGCTGAGCAATCTGCAGACCCAACCCTACTTGCTCCAAAACATGATCGGCGAGCAAATAAGGGCGGATGAGCAACGGCGCATAGATGCCGAGATTGCACGCCACAATTTCACCCAGCAAGCGCCTTATGACCGACTAGGCGCCATTAGCTCAATCTTGCAAGGCGGACCGGGATACGGAACTACTACCGCAACCGGACCCAACCCGAACCAACGCAATGAGTTCCAAGACTTGCTAGGACTTGGATTAACCGGCGCTGGTTTATTTATGGGCGGACCGGCGGGTGGGGTTGCGGGTAATGCGGTAGGACAAGGATTATATGGCGGTGGTAGTCCGGTATTTGGCCGTGACTGGAATATATAGGGGGATGTGATGGCGTTCGATTTCAACCAATACATGGCCAACCCTATGACCCAAATCGGTTTAGGGTTGTTGGGCAACAATCAGGGCAATTATGGCGGATTTGGCTTGCAAGGGATTGGGCAAGGCTTGCAAAACACTATGGCTGTACGCCAGCAGCAAGCCGAGCAAGAACGGTTGCGGCAAATGCAGGAAATGCGTCAACAGCAATTCGATATGCAACGCCAAGCCTTTGATCAAACTCTAGCGGATAGGCAAGGGGTCAGTAGGGCTATTGGTAGCTTATTGGGGTCAACCCAGGTAACAGGTGTCCCATCGATTGGTACGGGAACGGCGCAGCAAGGGCCACAAGACGATCTAGAAGCGTTGCGGGTTCTAGCGCAACACAAGCCAGAAATATACAAATCGATTCTCTCTCAAAGGGAAACGGCGAAAGCGTTAACGACGCAGCGGTATCTGGAAAAACAGGCGGATGATTTCCTGCAATACGCTGAACAAAACGATGTGACGCCAGCAGAGTTTCCAGAATACATGCTACCCAGGCTACAAAAAGCCTACCCTGATTACGCTAAAAGCATTATCGACGCGCGCAAGAAATCGATTGAGACAGACAAAGAACTCGTTTCGATGGGAATGGATCCCGGTAGCAATGAGGCGCAACGGGCGATGCGGCAGAGATTAGGAATAATCCCTAAGGATTGGGAAGTGATGAAAGAAGCTATTGCAGTAGCTAGCCAAATCACCCAGAAAAGTAAAGATAAGCTTTCAGGTGAGGCGGGACTTCGAAAGGAATTGACTGGCCAGCAACGGGATTACAAAGATTTCAATGTGCAATATGCCGGGTTGTTGGATAGCTATGAGCAAGCAACCGCAAACAAAAATCTCAAGTCGAATGTTGCGGACGTTGCACTGATTACCCAATTTATCAAAATGGGTGACCCAGGTAGTACCGTAAGCTCAAGCGAAGCGGCGGGCGTGGCTTCTACGCGTGGCGCTAGCAGTTGGGCGCAGGGGCTTTATGATCGTGTGGTAAAGGGCAAGGGTTTGCTGACCCAGGGCGAGCGCGATCAAATCAGAATGCTAGCCGAGCGCAGGCGGCAGTCCTATGAATCAACTAATGCGAGCCTATTGAAAGGGTACCAGGGCATTGCAGAGTCCGCTGGCTATGACTGGACGCGGATCAATGTAGTACCAGGGGTACAGCGAGAAACGGGCTCAGTGGCGCCCTCGACGCGCAAAGAGGGGGAGTATTTCTTAGATCCGCTCACCGGGTGGAGTCAATGAAATGCCAATCGTAAACGTTAAAGGTTTTGGGAAGTTTCATATGCCCGAAGGTATGAGCCGCGATCAAATGGAAACGGCCATTCGGGTGAAAATATCGGAGATAACCACGCGTGAGGCATTCGGCAGTTCCAATGCCGCAAAGCCCTATGAGCCTTTACCGGATTGGGCTGAGGGCTACTTAGATCCGGGAATCGGGGCAATCCAGTTTGCAAGTAAATTCGGCCCAAAAGCGCTTAATGAGCGTATTCAAAACCAAGTTAATGCACGCGAGCTGGGCATTGCAAAGCAGCGCAAGGCAGAGGGGGATGAAGGCTTTGACGTAGGGCGTATGCTCGGCAGCGTGGGTGCCACGTTGCCGATGGGCTTCGCGGGTATGGTACCTAGAGCACTCAGTTTTATGGGTGCCGTAGGGCGTGGTGCGGCGTCGGGTGCAGGTGGTTCCCTATTGGCGCCAAAGGTGGCTGATAAAGAATCCGATTATTGGAAGCAAACCAGGGATCAGGGAATCCTAGGCGGTGTTTTAGGCGCGGGTCTAGGTGGTGCGGGTGCCTTTCTAGCCCCCAAAGTGACTGCGCAAGCCCAGAAGCTTATGGATAGAGGCGTACGCTTGACGCGTGGACAGCAAGCGGGTGGGACCGTAAAACGAATCGAGGATATGGGCCGATCTATGCCTTTCATGGGTGCCAAAATCACGGAAGAAACCAACAAATCGCTGGACGACTTTAATAGGGCGCTTGGCCAGGATCTCTTAAGCGATGTCGGCGAGATATTGCCAGAAAGCGTTAAGCCCGGTCACGGAATGATTAGCTACGTCACTAAGAAGGTGTCTGACAAATACGATGATACGCTGGCGAAAATGTCGGGCCAAATGGACGATGAGCTTGATGACGACATAATGCAAATCTACGGGCAATACGTGGATAGCAATGCGCCTAAGGGATTGCGTAAGGAATTCGAGGGATTATTGCAGCGGGAAGTGATCGACACCATTGGATCCGGTCCGGTCGATGGCAAGGTGCTGCAAGCCACTCAATCGCACATCAAAGATGCCATTGCCAAGAACAAGCGAGCCAAGGAATACCTCAGGGGTAGGGTGCTAGTCGATGCCCAGGAACAGCTAAAGGACGCAATCGATAGGATGCTTGCTCGGCAGAATGCGCCCGATCTAGTAGACGATCTCGCAGGGGCGAACCGGGCTTTTGCCAAGCGCAAGATATTGGACGATGCATTCTCGCGAGCGGGTGTAGATGCGCGTGGCGGTTTTGTTATGCCTAGCCAATATGGTGCGGCTATTAGAGCGGCAAGAAGCACTACGAAATCTCAGATCGCGCAGGGCAAAGGATTGGGTCAAGACTTCGCGGCCGCTGCGGAGGAAATGCTCCCACCGAAATATGCCGATAGCGGAACGGCCGGTAGAAGCCTAAGCAATATGGGTGGGATTCTAAGCATCCTAGGGTTGGCTGGGGAAGTGGACCCAATAGTAGGCGCGTCGATTTTTGGAACCGGCGCACTAGGGTCATTGCCCTACTATCTTCCCCAGTCGGTAAGCCCGATGTTGCGCGATGCTATGACGGCGGGAACACCGGGCTTGTCTATGCTTATGTCGATGCCGCAGACCCCTGACTTATCAGGTATGCAACCAGAACTATATAACCCACTATTTCCACGTTAGCGCCGGTTAGGTAGTGGATCGCGTAAAGCCCTAAAAATGCCAAGCCCGCTTGATTGGTGCTCATGATAGCCCCTTGCTAGTGTTTGGTTTGCATATCGATGTCTGCCTTTAATAAGGCGTTTTTCATATTCATGAAACCATTTAAATATTCTTTTAGCGGTGTCGGGCACGTATGGGTATAAGGAATATCGTGCACCCGCATAGCTTCCCTATATCCGGCCGCAATCGCTAACGCGAGCAAATCAAGGCCATCTTCGCTAACGCTTTTGGCTGCGCGTAGGCAATCGATAGCGCCGTTTTTGAACGATTCTGTGTGCTGTTCCATTTTTGTCCCCTACTTTAGTTTAATCACGTTGGTGTAGAATGACCGCATTATGTACCTGCTAATCTGTATTTGATTCTTATCCACTTTTGTCGAGTCTGGCAAGTAAATGTATTGGTCACCCACAAGCTGGCTTTCAAGCCTATTGATGTAGTGCTTCAGTGCATTTATTACCGTTAGCATTTCCTCTTTGTAAATAGCCACAATGATCGAGTCACTAGGATCTAGGATGTACATTAGTGATACTCGTCTTTATAGAAGGCGTCGAGCATGGCTTTAGGGTAGGTGTTTACTGTACCCCATACAGGGTGTGGTGCGCGGCCCAATTCAATGCCATTATTATTGGCAATTCCGGTCAAGGTTCTACCGGCGCTATTGGCTTCGTTGTTGCTTATAGAATAATGACGATATAGCTTATTGTAAGCCGTAATCGAGAAATGCTCCGCGCCGGATGCAAAGTCCTCGATTTTCCCCTCAGTGATGCGCTGGCGTTCGGCAATGATCTTTTGCTCGACCTCTAGGGCCGCTACACGGCGTTCGTGTTCAACGAGTAGTTGAGCCTGGACAACTAGGAGTTCTGCGGTAGTTTTTGGCTTTTTGGCCTCCTCAAGCTCCATCCAGCGGTCGATTAAGCGCATACGGTGCTCAATGCTGTATCCGGTCACTAGAAGCAAGGTGCCTTTCTTAGTGCACATAACTTCTCTGCGGCTTTCGCCTTTTTCGTCCATGTAATTGGTGTTTGTAAATAACCGACTCATATCTGAGTTGGTTGAAATGTCGCTTACAATAGCTTTATCTATATCACGTATAACGTTGGCATGCCGTTTCTCACAAATCTCCGCGATCTCGCGGCTGCTCATGGTCAGGTCGTTCAAGGTCATTAGGTTGTTCATGGGTTGTGGCTCTTCTTTAATTAAAGTGGCAATAAACTCCGCTCTCCCCCGATAGCCCCCAGCCTTAACGGCAGTGTCTATTGAATCGATGACTATTGGCGATAGATAAAGCTCGATCTTTTTAAGATTTGTTTGCTTACGCCATTTTTTTTGTGATTTAGTGGTTGCCATCATTCCCCCTTAGGCGGCTCTGCTAGCAACGCCTGGATCTTGTTTAGGGCAAGGATGAGTGCACCTATAGCGCCTGCTAGATATGGGCCGTATCCGATTGAGCTAATTGGCTCGCCTGGTTGCAGGCTAGCGTAAAGAGACGACAGCGTGGTTAGGAAAGAAATCGCCGCGCCGTTGAATGCGCTTAGGATTACTTTTTGGGTTTTGGTCATGTCTTAGTTTTGGTGCGGAATTTATCGATAACACGCTGCGCCATGTCTAAACGTGTCAGGGCTTCAATATAAAGCTCATCGGGTCGCATCGGCTGATTTTCTGAGAGCGTGGAGGGAACAAGTGCGTGCTCAATCTCGTTTATACATATAAGCGCCTTAGATAGCCTTTCAGAAAGGCTATTCACATAATGCCATGGATCTGCGTCAATCATAGCTCTCTTGATCGCAAGCTGAGCTGTAAGCCGTGAAAAAATCTCTTGCGAGTTCTTATCCATTATTCTGTTACCACCTGTATATCACGCGCCTGCTGAGCAAGTTCTTTAATGTCGGTATCAGTGATTACCTTGCCCTCTAAGGTGCGCTTATGTTGTAAGAGTTCTAACTCTAGTATTGAGATATTTTGTGAACGCAAGAAATCTCTAAGCGTGAGATATGCTTTGATGATCTTTTCAACATCGCTAAGCGTAATCATTTCGCACCCGCCATAAAATTCTCGACTGAATTCATTATTGAATTGGCTTGGTACACGTTGCCACTCTCGGCGGAATCTATTGCCTGGTTTAAACGATCTTCAATAAAAAGCGCTTCGTCTAGACTCAGTGATTTAGCGGCATAGGATCTGCTGGCCTCAAGCTTTAAATTTTTGATTTGAATGATCGTAAATGCGATTTCATCGTTCTTGGTTTGTATGTTTGGCGTTGAACATGAATTTAAAAACAAGATTATGAACGTTAGTGTAGTCGCAACAACTAAAACCGATGCCACTATTTTTGGTGCTTTCATTTGTCACTCCTCTTGTTTTTTGCTCGATCTATTCTCAAATCAATATCGTGTATCTTGGTATTTATTTGGTCAACCGCGTTCTCTATTCTTTGCAGTTGTTTAGATCGGGCGTCTATCTCCCATTTATTGCGTCGGACAATATCAAGCGTTTCGCGAATCGCTTCAGTATTTTCGTGTATCAATTTGGCGCTTTTGTCGTCGACATCATGCAAGGCCAAAAGAATTTCTTGCCGTTCAAGCTGCGCCGCAAATACCTCATGTTCTACTAATGCGAATCGCACAAAACCAACCACTATCCACCCAACCAAAACGGTCGCTACAGTCCATATAAAGGGTGGCTTTAAATGCCATCCAGTTTTCTGTATCTCATTGTTTTCCATCGCCTTTCCTCAGTCGAAAGGCCGAGTATATCATTGGATGGATTCACTTGATCTAGAGTACAATGCTCGGGATACCGTATGCGCAGCGTGCCGTTTAGCATAGACTCTTGTCCTGAATATCTTTTCACTCGCTTGGAATGCACTGTAATTGGTGTAATAGTGATAGCGAAGTCTGACTTATCGCATCTATCAATGGACCTGTACAGCGCATATGCTAAAAGCGCCACGCCAATCGGGGTGATTAGGTAAGGGATAAGAATTGCTGCGAATACGTGTTGCATTGGTAGAGTCCTTTTCTAGAAAAACATCATTGCTAACGTCATAAGCACTACCACTAATATAACCGCAAATAGGAATTCAATTGCTGATTGTTTTTCGTCGCTCATTTCTGTGTCCCCGTGTAGTTGTCATGGTCTTATTTCGCGCGGTTGATATTGCGGAAGATAATCATCTATATCGCCTTCGCCATACACAAAATAAAAGACTGTGAACGCGATTACAAAAGTAATGGTTAATGCAAGGAAGAAATAATAGGCAACACTCAACCAAAAATAAAATTTCTTCATTGGTATAGTTCTCTCTCTCGCATGTACTCAATACCTTGACGAAAGTGTTCATATAAAGCGCTTATCTCTTTCTCTAATCTAACCGACTGCCGCCTATGATGATAAAGGTCGTTAAGCATCGATGGGCTGCAGCCGATTAGCTTTGATATCCTCCTGCGGCTTAGACCGACTGTTGCCAATCGGTCTAGTTTGTAACGGATTTGCATCCGTTAATCACTTGGTTTGTCGCACTATTACTGGCGGAGTGGATAGTTTCAGCGGCTTGTCTGCCAGCATGTAATCCCCAGCCCATTCCACATAGGTGCCATCAGTTGTGAAGAAAAATATGGCGTCACCGTTTTCGCCGTAACTCCCGTCTTCCGCAGGGGATGGGAGCGTGACAATACCGGAAGACCGCCATCTAACTTGACTAGGGTTGGTTATCTGAGAATTAACGGATGACACCTTGCCCTTGATTGTTAGGAACGACATCACCTTGCCAAAACTGACTAGATAAATGTATGAAACTTTGTTGGGGTCATTCCACAACGATGTGCGCTTGTTTATTTGCTGGCGTTCCAGAGACCAATTAAGCGATACAGGCGGTTGCGTACGTAAAAGCGTTTTCTGATTTCTTTCGGTTAACGCTTGTTCGGTTTTCGATGTTTCATTAGCATCGCAGCCAACAAAAGCCAATAGACAGATAGCGGCAGCGAGTGCTAGCAAGTAGTATTTTGTGTATTGCGACCATAGTTTCATGTGTTGCATTCCCCTAATTGGTAAGGCGTATCATTTGATTTAAATATGGTTCTAGTTATTTGTTTGGCGCGTGAGTTGTATTCAGCTCGCACGTCATTGCACTGGTATTGTAAGCCATCCGATATGCTGACTAGTCTGGAATGTTCTATCTTATCCTCATAGGTCCAGTTTGCCCGTTCACCAGCATCTTGTTTGAACCGTTCCACCGCTAAACTCGCTATCTCTAACTTGCGCATTATCGATCGAAACGATTCATGCTGATTATGGAAATACTCGTAGTTGTATATGATCTTATCGGTTTCAGTTACCTTTGAAATAACAGAGAAAGGCTTCCATATAGTGCTAAGCACAATCGTAGAAACTATGATTATTAGACCGATTGACAATATCGCTATAATCGGACCCTTAAAGAAATTTCTTTCGAAAGTTTCCCAACTCATTTATTCATCCTCCCAAGGGCCCCATCGCTTAGCGCCTTTGTAGCCTATCGCTAAATCTAGGAATTCCTTTTTAGCGTCGTAAGAGTCCGACTTAAACCATTTCTTGGCGAATGCGTTAATGTTGCCGGAACCCAACGAAAGCATATCAAGCAATACTGTTACGGCTGTTTGAGGTAATTCCATAGATTCACCACAAACAGCTTGCGTGATTAGTTCCGATGTGCGATCGCTACCCGTTTTTTCTAGAACACGCTTGTATCCAAGGTACCCCGTTGCTATATCAATCGACCGCTCGGCCGTCATTTCTTTGAGCATTGCCTGGAAAAGGTCACTCTGCGCTTTCGCAACAAAATATCGTTGGGATAGGTCAGGGCCATCTAGAGCATCAATCTTGTATAGATCTTGCGCGTCCTTGCAAGAATTAAAGTATGGGCATTTCATGCATCCGATCCCTGGTATTGCTCGCCTAGTGTTGTCTGCAATGTCGCAAGCTAAGAGAATATCCTCAGACCATTTGTTAAGCTTTGCTTCCCCATCCTCATCGAGGACGATAGTGTCATGATAAATATTCTGAGTTTGTAGGTTCCCTATTCGGCGGGTGATTGCTTGCGGCGGGTTTACCACGCTTTGATCGGCGTGCGCTAGAACACTGTGACCTTTTAGCTGAAGTGTGTCTAATGCGTTGGCGGTCGATTGCCAATCTGTTTTCCAATCAGTGGTTACAATCGAGGGATATTCTAGTCCTGATTGGGTTTCGATTTCCTCATAGTGCAGCATATCGATGCGAGCAATGAATCTAGCATCTGGTATGTCACACGCATATCCCGCAGCGTCCATACCTAACTCGATCTCATATGATGCGCCAAGAGGTAGGCCGTTTTGCTCTAGGAAACCCTTTGCGAGATCTCGTCCTGTAATGGCGCTCTCAATGTGTACAGGTGGCAGTTTGTTACCCCTGAATACCCTAGGCTCTGAGCATAGCTTTGTGAGGGTTTTTTCGTATGGTGCGACGTCTTGCCCTTTACCAGAGCTCTCTATAACCGCATGCGCGGAGACTCCAACTTCAAATATTGTGTTATCGCGTGGCACATGGTTTTCATAGAAATCTAAGGCTTTTGGACACGTTTCTTTTAAAAGTCTAAGATCGGACGAACTATAGGTTTTCATGTTTGCCCCCTAGGCAATTGAGTATATTTTGTCTGACGATTTTTAGCCTTTCTAGTTTAAATTCTAGTTTTACTTGTAAGGCTTCTAGATCGGATGCCGCTTCTGTTAGTCCTAGTTCTGTCAGGAGATGATTGTCGTCTGTATCCCAATAAGTTGCTCCCCTATTATTCTCG